ACCGAAGACATAGCGGTTGTGGATCTTGCGGTTGCTCTTGACGGAATGGCCGCCACGCTGGAGACGCTTCATGTCCAGATAACGCTCGTAGGCCATGTGGACGAACGTCAAAGTCCCCGAAGCACCACTGCCGCCCGTCACCGAAACACTCCTTGACGACTCCATCCGTCCCGAACGCTTCTTGACCCTTGCCTCGATGGCCTTGCCCTGATTCCTCAAAAGCCTCTGACCCTCATCTTGAAGGACCTCAGCCACAAAACGCGCCCTGACATCCATCACTCAAATGCAAGCTCGATGCTGTACCCGCTCCAACCACCGAACACGCTGGCCTCCGGCACCACATCCACCGAAGCAAGCGACAACCCCGTCACCAAACGGCAGTTCTGGCCTGAAGCCTCCTCCGCAATGTAGGCCAGAATCAAATCCGCAATCTCCAGAAGCCGCGAATACTGCTCATTCTCCGATGCCTCCGTCTTATCCAGCCCAAGCCCCTTCTCCAACACGAAGATCACCGTACCCAATTCTTCCCGGAACGTGTCCGAATCCCCACGCTGATGCACCTCCGGACGCGCCACAAGAACCTGCACACCCGAAAGATGCGCCAGCTTGGAAGTCGCGTCCGACTGCGCGGTCGTGCAAATCGGATCTATGTGCTCAGTGCACCAACAGGAATGAATCTTCAGCCCCGCAAGGTACTCAGTGAGCCTTTGAAGCCTTGATAATCTGCTCATTTCTCTTTCTTTCCTTATAGTTATGCCACATAATCGACAACACGGAGAACAACGGCTCCTCATCCACCCGATCGATGTTCCCAAGCGTGTTCTCCTTGGCCACCTCGACCAACAGATCATTCCACCCGAAACTTACCCCCGAATGGCTCTCATCCCCCGCGAAAAGCCTCGACAAGTCAATCTCCTCTCCGTCAATCTCCAGAACGCCCGTCTGAAGATACTTCAAACAAGCCGAAAACCACATCATCACAAGATTCTTCTGCCATCCCTTCAACCTCGACGCTCTATGAATATGCCTCCGTGCGTTCCGCTGGTCCACATCGGGAACCATACGACCCGCCCGATTGGCCTTCCTTGACCGTTTCCTATACAAAAAGGCGATGCACTCATCAAGATCCGCCACATCGTGATTTTTGAAGAACCTGTTCACAGCCGCCGATGCGTGCCTGAACTCCCCGAAAGTCAGATCCTGAAGCAATTCCCCAGGACCGTGCAGCCACACAAGCCCAGAACGCACCACCGGCATCGGATTGGCTACCGAATCAAACGTCAACGCAGCCGACTCCTCCAAGAACAGAAAACCCAGAAACCTTTCGCACATCCGATAGACATTCTCATCCCTCAAAGACCCCTGATCGCCATTGAATATGTCCGTGAACCATCCCCTGACAGTCCGTTTGACACCCAGCAGCATCCAAAGCACCCTCACATTGAAGTCCAACGGAGATTTCCCGTGCCTAAGGCACCACTCGAAGATCCGGAACACCCCACGCACCTGTTTCGGAGTCATCTCATTCCACGAACCAGGCACCTGAACAACCTTGCCGGTCTCGAAAACCTCAATCGTGTTCATCACTCGGTAGTAAAGAATTTGTTCCGCCTGTCATTGGTGGGCAAAAGCTTAGGATCCGCCTTCTCCTCGTTGATCAGGTCCGCAAGGTCCGTCAAAGCGTCCTTCACCTCCGCCTTCAGATTGCCCACATACCAGTCAATCTCATCCGTGGTGGCCACTCTGTTCGACCGGTTGCCCTGATAGGTAGGGGAGAACCGCCTTGCGATCTCGATAGGAAACACCTCAAGGCTCCACCTCGTGCCAGCTATGATCACCGCACTGAGTATGGCCGCCCTTCTGGCCAGCGAAAGCACCCTCTCATCAGCCGACCCGTCAGCGATTGAAGCCCATTTATCCCCTGCGAACGGCCCTATCACCGCCCTTTGCCGCTCGATCACAAGCGCCTGAAGCAGATAATAGACGTAATAGCTCCCGTCGATGGGATAGACGGCCTCGAACTCCTGAATATTCCTGACAATGGATTCGCCTGTCATCGTCCTCTTGGCCGAAGCCTTCCAGTTCTCGTTGGCCGAAGTCTCCAAGTAGGTGTACAAAGCGTCCAGAGCCCGGAAATACCGCTCTCTCATCGCCCTGTCATCCCTGTCTATCTGCCATTCGTAAGGACTTCTCTCATTGTCATCAATCTTGATCTTCCGTCCGGTCGATTCGTGTGACACGGACGAAAGCTTGGCATATCGCATCAACGCCAGACAAGCCACCGGAAGCCTAACGGCGGCCACAAGTTCCGGCTTCTCATCCTCATCGTAAGCCTCAGCGGCCTCCTTGACCACCTCTGAACTCACAAGCCGCGCCACCTCATCGGTAGCGAACCGGATTTCCGTCTCGATCAGCCTGAAAGGAGAAGATGCGTACCACTGGCCGGTCAGATCCTCAAGTTCCTTGGAACCGTCCCGATTTCTGTTGAACAAATCCATCATAATCACTGATTTTTAACCCTTGCCGAAGACGTCAAAGCGTCCTCCGCCTCCAACTGTTTGTGGAAGAACCCAAGTTTCAGTCCCTTGCCGGGGAAATTGAACGCTATCGCTTGGTTGATCGGCTCCAGAATCGTCTGCGATGCTATCTCCGTGTCCGAAAGCAGGAACAGCTTGAAGGCGTACAACAGCTCAGACCCCGAAGCCAGCTTGCCGTTCACCATCACGTTCGACAAAGACGGATGCAGCCCCATCCCCGAAGTGATCGCAGAAGCCGAAGCCTCGGAGATCTTCAACTGAGCCTCGACAAAGTCCTTCATCTTCTGGTCAATCGCCTCCACGGTCCAAGCCACACGTCCCGCACCGCTCTCGGAAGGCATATCCAACGAGTAGAAGAACTTTCCAGCGTTCTCCTTGCCGCTGAGCACATCCTGCATCTGCATCAGCAAGTCTTCCGTCAGCCTGCTGATCTCGTTCTCCACCTTAGTGTCATCCCAAGTCGGATGGATCATCCTAAGGCGGTCCCGTCTTTCCTCCCAGTATTCCTTAGGAGCCTTCACCAGATAGGCAAGGTTGATCCCGTTGTCCGTCACGTACTTGAATATGGTCGGAATCTCCGATCCCTTGACAATCCAGCGCAACGCTCCCCAGTACTGAGGCACCGCGTAGAAATCCCTTGCGAATGAATATGTGTAGTTGTACGAGGCCGATGCTCCGTACCGTCCCGGATTCCTTCTGTCATAGACCGGATAGACCAGCACGCCAGTCCCCACGCATGAATGCTCGAAATCACCCACGACAATGTGCTTCACGTCTCTGATCTCCCGGCTGTCAGTCCACTCCAGCCTTGCGTTCTTTGAAGGAATATGCTCAAGATAGGCAATCTTCGGCTCCCTGCCTATCCTCCGGCCTTTCTCCAGATACTTGGCGTCGAAGAATCCTTTCAGATGCAGGTAGTCGGTCATACACCCCTTGATGTAGCTGACATAGTCCCAACTGTCCAACCACGCCTGAATCTCCCTGTCTTCCTCCCAGTGATGCACGATGTTCCCATCCTGGTAAGCCAGCCGGTTAAGGAACACGCCCTGGCCGTAGAGAAGCCCCATCTGCCTTTCAAGGATTCCCGGACCAAGATTGTTTTCGTCCAGGATGTCCCGAAGATGCACCGGAAGATTGTTGTCGTGGCCGAACGGCACGATCTTCTGTCCGCAAATCGTCTGGGGCAACTGCTCCCAGTTCCTTTGCTGCGCCATCCAGAACACAGAGTCAAGACTGCTGTCCCTTCTGTTGGAAAGCGCAAAAGCCCGGCCATCGTTCAGCCGCAGGACGGCGGTGTGGTCGGATATTTTTTCGATTCTGCTCATACGAGTATCAGTTTTTGTCCGTTGAATGTCATAAGAAGCGGCTGGTAGAAACGCCTCGGCTCTCCGGTCTCCAGATCCGTGTAGCCCTCGATCAGGTCGGCGTTCTTGTTGTGCTCTTTTGTTTCCCTATGCCTAAGCACCCCACGGCGGACATAGACGATTCCGTCACTTGTGCCTTTTGTCGGGTTGTAGCTCATAAACGAGAAACTGAAGCTCCTGTCTTCCTCTGACAGCCGCCTCATCTCCGCTAATGCTTCATATACGTTCATATCACAAAGTTAGCCACCACGCAAGACGATAAAAAGGACACCACACCCAACCCTGAAACTACAGTCCAAGCCACTTGAATATCAGCAAAACAACCTCAATTTGTGAATATATTCCCGTCAAATCCGTGTTGTTCAGTTCCTTGCGCCCCGCCACGGCAAAAAAACTCTTTTTCGGACGCAAAAGAGCCCGGGCCGCGCAAAGGAAGAATCGCAATTGCGATTCCTTTCTGAGGGTGATATATGGCGCAGACCCCGCTCAGTCCTTGTTTTTACCCACGGCTCTCGGATCCGTAGCCGAAGACGGAAGCATCGTCTTCCCACTGGCCAGCCCTCTCAATTGCTTGGTCATCACAAGATACTTGAATGAGTCAGAAGGATTGGTGGACTCGGTAGGCAGCTGCTCCACAGGCAACTTCTCGCTTCTCTTGTCCTTGAACACAACGCCGTTCTTCACAACTGTCCTTGCCTTCTCCAATGAGAGTTTCAGATGCTTGGCCGCATAGGCGTCGATGCGAATCACGGGCAACCGAGGATTGCGCTCACTCATTATCTCCTGCATGAACGAGTATTCCTCCGGCTGTCCGATGTTGCCCTGGTTGATGGACATCAGCTGCACCGTCCACCCTGTGCGGCGGCCGGACTCATCATATTCAACAGCCTTCTTGAACTTGCCGACCTGGTCTTCTCCCACCGACTTGTAGGCGTTGCCGGCTCGGTCATAGTACAGCATCAGGGTCTTGCGCCTCACAGGTGCGAAGAAGGTGCGGAACTTCTCCCCAAGGTCGGGAACATATTCAGGTGCCAATGTGTATAGGAACTTGACCACACGCAGACACGCGCGTCCCTTCTCGATGTCATTCTGGGCGATGGACATCGAGCACATATTCCCGAAGTCGACTCCTGCTATGAGTGGCTTGTCCAGGTCAACGTACTTCAACACCCTGCAATCCTCCTTGTCCAGCAGACCGAATCCATCGTAGGCGTCCTCATCCGTGCCGTCATAGTAGAAGTGGCGTTCGCTCAGTGAAGTGTAGAAGCGGTCGCCTGATTCCAGGGACGGACGCATAGATAGTATGGCCGTGTTCAGATCAGGAAGCTTACCGGCGATCGCATCCCCGAACCATTGCTCTGTGAGGATGTCCACATTGATGTACGAGGACGCAAGCATGAAGAAGGTTCTGGCTTCCTTCCGCATCCTCAGTTCTGTCCAGCGGGCTTTCCATTGCTCGGCCACACGGCATTTGCTACGATAGGTGTTCAGATCCTCATTGCTGTGGGTCTTCAACCATTTGTCCTTGGCGGCAACAGCCTCGTGAAGACACTCGTTATAGACCAGACCGGCCTTCAGCACGAGGACTATGGCCGGGATGTCCATGTTGTGGGCGTATTTCAGGATCCAGTCATATTCCCCGATGTGCGTGGTGTCCGGCATATCGGTGGTGAAACTGAACCCACGATAGAAGACACTGTGGCCATATTCCTGCCTATAGCCTCGGACGGCTTTCAGCAGGTTGGAGATCTTGTCTTCCCGGAAATATTTCACCTCATCCCCGAAGCAGAACACGTAAGAGGCACCCGCCAGCGTGGCCGGACGGTCAAGTGAGCCGAACCGGATGTTGGTGCCTGTGTAGAAGATGATTGTCCGCTTGTAGGAGACCAGTTTGTTGAAAGGCTTCCAGAAATGCGGCCTTAGCCAATCGGGGAGTTCGGCCTTTTCCGCTTCCGTGAATGTCGGTGGTTCCTTCTCGATGACATAATGGACACCTTCACGTAGGCCTTTACGCTCCAGGCCTTCCAGAACAGAAGGGAGGATGTTGGCGTTCAGGTTCGTGAACGTGTCGGCCACCCAGACCACGGGCGCGCCCGGCATGTCATAGATGACATCCAGAAGCCTTTCGGCCTGAATGTCGGTTGTCTTGGCTCCGCCACGCCCCACAACCTGAAGGTTCTGGCACGCACCGGCCAGAGACACTATCTGGGCGAAAGGGTTCTGGTACTGTACGGAGGCAGCCTGTGTGGATTCGGGCTTAACTCTCTTCCTTTGCATCTTCGAGGTATTTTACGATGTCAAGATCCGTGATTCCGGCATCGGTCTTGAGTCGTCTCTTGACCGCTTCCGGAGCGACCACGGTCTCAATCTGACGTTCGAGCTCATCACGGTTGGCCGCTGGAAGACCTATAGATTCAGGCGTGGCCGAAAGCAGACGGAACATCGGCTGGTAGAGTTCGGCAGGAAGCTTGGCAGGATCATCTTTATCCAGCTGGAGAGCTCTCGCCTTGTTGGCAAGGATGTCAGCGGCCACCGCATAGTCCTTGGAGGTCTTGGCGGCATCCCTTGCGGCAACGTAGAGGGTGTCGAACTGATCCGCCATCTTGTTGCGCATCGCCTCCTTGGAGACCTTGCGGTTGCAGAAGAACAGTTCCATCGCTTCTGAATATATGTCCGCCGCCCGCTGGTAGGAAATGCAGAACGGTGCAGTGGTCAGAAACTTGATGGTCCTTCTTTTCCCATACTGGCCGTCTAACGAATATATCAGTGTCATCAAGTCAATGTAGATCTGCTCCTTGTCTGAAAGGGTTCCCTTGGAGCCGGAAGCGATATATTCCTGAATTTTCTCGAACGCGCCTTCCTTTTCGGCACCACCGAAGAGATCCAGTTTGGAGATGGTGAAACTTTTGTCCCGGACGATGTCACGGAACTGCTCGACGGAGACAGCGTCGCCGCCCATCGCTCCTCGCACAACGGCAAGTTCTATCTTTGCCCTTTTCTCCAGTTGGCCGCGCTTGATGGCATCGCGGATGCTCAGATCATCCGTCGAGATCGGATCAGCCAAGATAACTGCCAGTTGTCTTTCGGTGATGTCAAGGAATCCGGCCAGCTCGGCGTCTGTCCAGCCTATGGCCGCGAGGGACGAGAGATCATCGAGAAGTTCGGGTTTCAGTTCCTTCATATTCTTCAATCATTCGGTTGATGTCATTGAGAGTCATCCGCAGGCGCGCAAGCCTTTCCTCCCTTTGGATTTTAAGATCCGGACGGTCGCCTTTCCTGATTCCCCGTTCGGCACGCCAGATGGAATCCTGGACGTTCTTCCTTTTCTGGATCAGGCTTGTTACCGGCAGGCGGCGAAGTTCATCCATCTTTTTTGCCAACGCGAAGATCGGATGCTTGCCCAGAACCCTGCGATGCTCTTTGTAGTACTGAAATTCAAGTCGAGAACTTGAATTTTGCGTAAAATTTCTTATTGTTTTTTCAGCGGCCTCGAAGCACTCTTCCGGAGTGGTGCACTTGAAGAGATCCTCGTGGGCGTTGACATAGTTATGCCACGATGTGATCATGTCAGCCGCAAGGGCTTTCAGTTCGGTCGGGCAATCAGGCTCGGCCAGAAACGGCCAGTCCTCCCGGAACCGTCCTCCCTTGGTCAGGGTCTGTGAGAACGGAACTTCGGTGGCGAACGGAAGCAACGCCTTCTTCAGGAGGTGAGAATATTCCTTTGGGGCTTTCCGCACCAGCGCCTCCAGCCACTTGTTGGGTGCGTATATGCTCAAGAGCCGAAGTCCTTCAGTGACCTCGGCTCCCGAACATATCCATCTGTCAATCTCGTTACTCATTCAGCAGGTATTGGTCAATCAGATGTGTGATGGCCGCATAGCCTTGCGGTGTGGTGAACACGAATTTCTTGCGGACGAACGCCTCGATGACAAGGTGCTCGCAAGGATTAGCCCTATAGACCGGAGTGACGATGTTGCCGAACCGGAATCCCGCCTCGATCGGCCTGTGAAGATTCTTCTTGAAGTAGTCCTTCAGGAACTCTTCCGATGTCTTGCCGTCAGCGGGAAGCATCTCCACCAACTTCTCCTTGGAGAAGGGTTTGGGAAGCCTTTCGCCATAGACCTTGTTGCCCTGTACGTCAAGGAAAACAAGTGGCGTGGCCAGTTCCTCCATTGAGATCTTTGAGCAAGGAAGGCAGTTGGCTGGAGCCAGGATGAAGTCATCGGCGACATTGTTGTCAGCGATGATTCCGGCAAGGATGTCTCGGATGTCAGCGTCCGGCTTGGTCGTGATGACAACAGGCTTGACACCCGTCATCTTCTCCCAGACTTTAGACAACTGGCCGTCCGTGCCTTCGTAGGCACAGACAACCAAATTGGTCTTGTTTGCGGAATTGTCCGCAACCTTGTCAGGGACTTTGGAAGTGTCGCTTTTGGTCATCCGCTAAGCTCCTCCAGACGTGGTTGTGGATGCGTCAGCGATTTCCGGCATCTCTCCGGAATATTCACCGGCAAGGAACTTGTCAGGCAGCGCCTGCTTCCAGGTCAGTGTCCTCTTGGTAGCCTCTCCGTCCATCTTGGTCTCAAGCGAAAGCCTGAGAGGGTTGCAGACACGTCCCATGATCTGAGGGCGTCCCGCGGTAGTTCCGTCGCATTCCTGCACGATGGCGATCACACCACGGTTCTTGAACACCTCGATGAAATTCTTGATTGCCACCGAGTTGCCCGGGTGGTCAAACACGATTCCGGTCTTGATGCCCTCGGCGTCCGGATCACCGGAAAGTTCCTCGGTAATCTGGATGGTGGACGCTGTCGCATAGATCGAGATCGCCTTTGCGCTGGTCTTCAAGGTGATGTCACCGGTCACAACGCAGTTCCCGACCTCTCTTGTAGGTTCGCTGGCCACATCCTCCACATCGATGAGGATGATTTGTGATTTCCTGTTGGCGGCGCAACCAGCGCCGTCACCAGGTCTTGGAATTGATGATTTTACGTAAGCCATAATTCGTGGATGTTATTGGTTATGCACCGGCGTTCTGGTCAGGATCTGACCCGGCGTTCTGGTCTTTGGTGTCAGAATTTTGGTCCTTTGTCTCAGAAGCCTTCTTTCCGTTCTCCCACTTGTTGGTGTCCGGAACATCGGAAACGATGCTGTCCACCGGAGTGTAGCCGTCAGGAACTGCGGCATAGACAGCTTCGGCAATCTTGAAGCCTACTGAGAGAGAATATTCGCCGAAAACCTTCACGTCATAGTTCTGCTCCTCGATCTTGACGATGCAGTTCTCAGCTTTGGAAAGGTCAACCAACTCCACGAAATTCTCTTTCGGAGTCGCGAAGAGGATAGGGGAGTTGTACATCGACTTCAGAGGAACAAGGTGGAAGTTCGTGAAGCGGATGCCTCCGTCGTTCTCGAATCCAGTGTACTTGCCGTTCACGGCGAAGTCGGCCCTCTTGTAGCGGGTCAACAACTGCTCCGAGCAGTGGATGGTCACGATGTGTGCGAACAGGCCGGAGATGCTGTCCACGAAGCCGTCAACGTAGGCAAGGAGCTCGGAGTCGGACATAGCCATCGGATCCGCCGCTGCCTTGTAGTAGTTGATCTTGCAGTTCTCATCGGTCTTGCCCTCCACAAGGATGGTCTCGAAACCGTCCATGGAGTTCTTGGCCGCCTTTCCGGCATCGCCGTCAGCGACAACGCCGGCGTCTACGAACTTGCCTTTCGCAATCATCGAGATGGTGATGTCATCCAGCACCTTAGGCAGGATGTGGTTCTCGATGATGTAGCGTGTGATAGGCATGTCGGACATCGTCTTGCCCTGCTCGTAGAGATAGAGCAGCCAGCTCTTGAGCACATCAGCCGGCTGGATCAGCACGTTCAGCTTGTGACGGCGGTAAGGAATCCTGATCGGAGTGAACTTGGCCGCTCCCTTTGGAGTCCATTTCGGAGTGAACTGCTGTGACACCTCGGACATGATGGCCGCGCTTGCGATGTAGTCCGTGTTGGACTGGATCCGCGTCATGTACTTGGCGTCGTCGAAGCCGTTGTAGATCCTCTTGTTCAGAAGCTCCAGCTTCATCTTAGGAGGCATCACCATCGAGAACTCTGAGTTGAGATCCGTGATGTTGATTGAGGCGTCTTCCAGCGCGGTGAAGGCGTAAGGATTGACGGAATCAAGAGCCTCCTTCACGATCTTGTTGTGGGCCGCCGCCATATTGATGGCGAAGACCTTGGCCTCCTTGGATGCAGGCACTGCCGTGGCCACCGGCTTAGGCTCCGGCTCGGAAGCCAATGAGACAACGTCCTTTTGGAGTTTCTTCACCTGCTCTTTAAGAGCCGCTGTGGCCTCAGCGGTCTTTGCAGCTACCGCCGCATCGAAAAGGGTCACGGCATCACCCTCCTCATCGAGGTTGATGCTTTCCAGTTTGTCGAGAAAGTCCTGGCCATAGTTCTCCAGAACCTTCTGCCGCTCCTGATCGGAAAGGGAGACCTTGCCGTCCTTGACGTCAAGCTCACTCTTGCCGAAGAGACGGGCCACAAGTCGGCCCATCTTGGAATTGTTGAGAGTTTTCTTATCCATTATGAAAAAGATTGGTTAAACGCTTGTGAGTGCGAAGACAGCTTCTATGGTCTCTGAAAGGGTCTTCTTTGCATCGGCCATATTCAGACGCAAGGCATCGGCGGTGCTGAACATCGCTCCGCTCAAGACACCGTGCTCTTCTTTATGAATATTCGGTCTTCCGGACACGACCGCATCCTGGAACTGATTCACCAGCGGCTTGAGTTCAGCCTTGGCCGCATCGAAGTTGCCCGTCAGAGCGTCCCTGTAGGCGCGGTTCTTTTCTGAGGACTCATCCGGATAGACGGTAATGGTCTTTTCTCCGGTCGCCGGATTGACCGCCGTGGAGTCCACAAAGACCGCCATAGCACCGATGGATCCGACCTCTGAGAGATCGTTGTCCATATAGATCGCATCGCATTGCGAGGCCACCCAATAGGCAGCCGAAGCGCAGCAGTCAGCGTGCACATATACCGGCTTCCCTTTGGACTTGGCGTAACCGATCGCTTCGAGCATAGGCGGAATTGCCGAACAGCTTCCGCCAGGAGAGTCGATGTCCAGGACGATACCGATGACATTACCGTCATCGGCCATCTCCCGGATCTTTTTAGCTATGAATGTTGTTCCGTAACTTTCACACGTGTCGTATTTGGTCATCGTGCCGTGTAGGGGAACGATGGCTACACTCTTTGATTCCTCGGCCTCGGCACCGGAATCAGCCACGGTGGAGACCACCGCAGCCTTCACCTCCATCTCCACAGGCAGTCTGTTGAGAAAAGCCCTGGCCACCGGAAGCAGCGTGTCAGGATTGGCGACAAGCCATCTTCCCTGCATTATGTCCCTTGCCAGTTGGAATGTGTCTGCTTTCATCTTCTGTATCAATGTTTACACAAAGATAAAAGCAGGCATCCCGACACGAAAGGACACGCTAATATACAGGGAATTGGTACGAGCAGGACAGTTTCAGAGTGTTGGTCTCGCTGACCTCGAAAGTCAAAGGCAGGTCCTCGGTGCCGTAACTCTCATCGTCACCGTGGCAGAATCCCACCTTTAATATAAGGTTGTCCCTCATCACATCGGAAGCCTCCGACAGTGTGGCGTTGATATTGACGGTGGCCAGTCTTCCGGCGTCCTCCGTCTTCTCAGATCTCTCAATCGTGGCCGTTCCCGGAACGAGCGCCAGCTTGTGCCAGACACCGTTCTGCTTGTCAAGGCTCTGAGCCTGTAGTGTGTCAATGATTCTGATCATCATTCAATCCCTTTAAGTTTATTGTTCTGTCTATGTAGTGGATCCTTTGCAGGAGTTTTCCGGTCATCTTGTCAAGGACCTGCTGCGATTGCCTGTAGATCCGCTTGTGAAGAGCGTCAAACCGGTCGGTCGTGAACAGTCCTCTGGACACGATGAACGCAGAGACTATGTCCTTCTTCTGGAATCCCAGTTCGAAACCTGCAAGGTAGTACTGTTTGAACTCGATGTCGAAGAAGGCCGCTATGGCCATATTCAACGCGGCCGTGTCGTGCCTGTTGTAGTAGAGGAATCTGTTGATCAGCGGCTTTGTCGCCTCATCGTTCGGAAGCGTCAGGTCCACGAACCCGTCACCGTCCACCGTCACCGGACGTTCCGACACCTTGCAGTGGGCAATGAGCAGTTTGCCTATGCTGTTGCGGGCACAGACTTTCAGAGGACCGCCCGGACCTTCAGGCGGGAACAGATAGGCCAGATAATCCGCCATCATCGGCGAATCCACTTTCAATTTGACATCGAGCATTTCACAGTTCATCAATTATATGGGACACATTTTTCGCAAAAACATCAACTACACTAACTACACTTGAAGCCATGTTTGATTATCAACGAGTTAACCAAAAATGAGGTGTAGTTGAGCCCCGAAATTGTGTAGTTAGTGTAGTTGGAGTCAGGGCAAGTGTAGTTGAATGTAGTTGGAGTGTAGTTCTCCAACTACACCGCAACTACACCTTATTTCATTAATATTCATTCATTTGCTTCAAGTGTAGTTAGTGTAGTTAGTGTAGTTGGGGTTTTTCATTTCCTCAGCAAAAATATTTTTCCTAAAGTTACGTAATTTATTGAAGAACTACAATAGATAAGATAAGATAATCCTTCGTTCTATTTGAATATATCTAAAAATATTTCTCTTACTTGTGCCGAATTTTGGCACAAACAAACCGATTTCCCTCATTTCCCTCAATTTCCCCGAAAATCACCTGTTTAATGAAAATTGTAAGCAAATCTTCCTTTTTTACTTATAGTTTTGCCTTTAATTTTTGAAATCCCCATTTCACGCACTTCCCTCCAATAAAAATTGTAAGAGCGAATGAAGATTAGCCTCTTCATCCGCCCTTACCAAAAAGAAAAGCCCTGGAAGAAACTCCCAGGGCCGCACCATACTAAGTAATGCTACCAAACAATTACGCGAATATGGCGTTCAGGTCTTTGTCCAACGCCCGGAATCCAGATTCGATTCTTTCCTCCTGGGCTTTCCGTGGCTTGGTTCCGTTGATGTATCCCCAAAGCTGCTTTTGGTTGATGCCGGTGATTTTTTCAAGGCCGGCCAATGAGAGGATGCCTGAATTGACATAGTACTGCATCAACGAGACCGCGTCAATCTTGTAGGAGAAGGAATATTCTCCGTCAAGAAAGGCAGGGTACTTGAATCCCTCCGCTATCGCTGTCTCCTTGTAGAACTTGATCTGCTGCATCATGTCAGCCTTGGCCTCCTCTATGGTGCTGCCGGCACCTGAGAATATTTCCTTGCTGCAATAGACGTTGAATGTTCCGTCCGCCGCTCTTTCGATAATCGCTTCTATAACCATAACTCAATTCTTTTATCGTTGTGATATGGGGCTTATTTCAGCCCCATATCCTTTTTCATCTTGTTTTCAAGCCCCTTGCCCAACTCTTTCCCTTTGTGGTAGGGAACCGGGTAAGTCCGGCTTCCCTTTTTGTAGATCACGTGGCTTCCAGACTGCCTTAGCCTTTCCCAGCCATTCGCCTTAACAAGGTCGTGAAATTCATCGTACTTCATATCGCATATTGTTTGGTGTTGCAAAGGTAGTAATATTTCTATTAATCACGAAATTTGTCGATAGAAATTTTACATTTATTTTGAAAAAGAGTGGTGCCTCCCATCGCACCACCCATAAAACTACTTAAAGCGTTCTCTTGATACGAAAACAGAATGGCCTTCCGTTCGCCCGGTAGATTCTTCTACCGTCTTTCGTTGTGTAATACATACGAAAGACAAGTTTGCCTTGTTCATTTTTAGCATTAAAGTTATTGTTCATCTTATCTCACACCTCCTTTCCTTTTTGGCTCTTGCGAGCCTTAAAAACGTTCCGGATATTCTGGAACGAAAAACCCGACATTTGGGAGATGCCGGGTTTATTCCTTTTACAGGGCGAGGACAGGAACGGACCTTTTTGAAAGGAGGTGTTATTTCCAATGCCCAACAACTTTAATGCTGATGCAAAGGTAGTCATTCTTTCCTTAGCATCCAATCACTTCCCGAAATTTTGTATTGCGTTTGTATTGCGAATGTGTTTACAAAAAAAGCGGCACCCGAATGGATGCCGCTCCGGCCGCGTCTCCTGTCGGCCATTTTGTCAAAAAAATAAGATCTGTGAAGTTAACAGAGGGTTGGAGACTTAGAGGTTGTCGGCCGCACGCCGTATTCTGTCAGCGAGGTCGCAAAGCGCGCCTTTCAACTGCTGGAGTTCTTCGGGGGTGAAGTCAGTTTCCTTGCCGTTGCCGTCCCGCCCGTCAAGTTTGTGGTATAACCAAGATGGCGATTTCTGTAAGTAGTTCTTTGCAAGTCTGCCAAGATTGATGTCCAAGAACACCTCGATGTTTTCCCGTTTGATTCTTGTGCCTTCCATATCATTGTGTTTTTTAATGGAGGCCCGAAGGCCTCCGTTGTTCATTCTCCGTACATCAGTTCGTTGAGTAGTCGGTGGATTTCCCATTCGAACTCGGCCTTGTTCTCCATCCACCCTCTTGCGGCCTTGAAGTTTCTGATTGCTTCAATCAGGTCCTTCTCTTTTTCGTTTAATTTCTTCATCTCTTATTTTTTTAACATTACAAAGATAGTACAAAATTTCGTACTATGCAAATATTTGAGAAGAAATTTCCAAAATAATTCGCTCTTTTTCAGAACTTTCCGAATATGCCCTCAAGTTCCTCCGGTGTGTCCGGATCACGCCGAATCTGGCGGTAATCGCGGCTGAAGGTGATGCTGACAAGGCCTTCCTGATAGCAGATGCAGATCAGTCCTATGACTGCCTCGTAGTCACATGGGGAGACCTGAACGAGATAGTCCACCCATTCCCGGAGCGGAAGGCCGCGCAGCCATTTCACGTAAACCCGCCGCCTTGCCGCGATCACGTTGGCGAACTTGTTCCGGAACGCATCCTCCTGCTCCTTGGTATACAGGACATATCTCCGAAGATCCTCCATCACTTCTCCCAAAGTTCCGCTTCGGCTGGCTCAGCGACCGCGGAATCATCGGCCACTGAGCTTGCCGAAGTGACTGGTGGGGGAGTGCTGGCCGCGGTGCGGTTGTCCCCGATCTCAAGCGTGTCGGTGGAGATGTCAAGGTCGATGCCGTAGTTGACCTTGAGCGCGTCATAGTCAAAGACCATCGCCGTGGTCACACGGCTCTTGCCGGTCTCCGGATTGCTCGACACATAGGACTTGTTCTCCAGCAACTTGAACCGCATCGACTTGGCCGTCCCGATGAACTCCGGTGAATGCTCAAGATAGTACTTCAGCGAATCCCTCGGAATCACCTTGCCGTTCACGTCCTTGCCTTCCTTCATATAGAGAGCCGAAAGCCGCTGGAAAGCCAGATAGATGTACCGCACACCGTGCTTGGGCTCGAACGGAACATCCGACTCCTTGATGGCGAACGGACGGTCCCCCGCGCAAAGCTTATAGTCGATGTTGATGTACGCCTGACCGGATGCCACAAGATTCTCCACGATCTCCCAGAACCCGGAAAGCTCATTGTTCTGCTTGGTCTTCTGGTTCTGGTCCACGCAACCCTTGCAGCAAAGCTTGAATATCTCCTCGCTGTCAAACGGCACATCGATGTCCGTCCTCAAAGTCCGATAGGCGGCCAGCAGGATAGCCCAGTTCCTCAGGGTCCTGTCCTCGACATTGTACGACCGCACCCTGTCGTTCATATCCGACAAAGTCTCATCCCACACCCTCCTGAAATCCGTCTGGAACTTGGATCGCAACTGCAACAACTGGTTCGTCAGATGCGTAAGCCCACGCTTCTCGACAAGCTTCAGATTCTCGTAGTTCCTCTTCTCCTGATCACTGAACGTGGTCTTGCTGAACGTCAGGAACACAAGGCGGTTGAACAGGGCTATGTCGGCGGTCGGCATCTCCTGACCGCTCATCACGACCCCGCAGTCCACAGCAGTGGTCTCACGTCTCTTGTCATTGTCCATATTCATCCTCGAACGCCCCGCACCGTCCCATATTCCCTTCAGGAACTCCCTCTTCTCAAGGTCAAGGTTGTTCTTATATTCATCAAGATGCACCACCGCGTTGCTGACCTCCGCCACAGCCTCGGCAAGAGCCGCCTTGGTCGTGTTGTTGATGTTTGGCGCGATGTTGTTGCTTACGAAGAAAGATGTCAGCGAATGTCCCAGCTCCGACTTTCCCGTGCCTTTCGGACCGAACAGATCCAGGATGGGGAAGGAGGTCGTCACCGATGTCACCACATCCTTGAACAGCGAAGCGAACAGGAAGCAAAGCGCCACCTTGGCGTTGTCCCCGAACACCGTGATGAGTTTCTCTGAATATTCCCGAAGCGTGATGGTGTTGGTCTCCGTGTAGACGAACTTCCTTGCCAGCTGGTAGCCTTGGGTGTTGTCCCTTGTGTCCAGCGCGCAACCAGGAAGATAGAACTTCTGCCCCTTGATGTCGATGATCCCGTACTTGTCCACCGGCTTGAACGTGCCGTTGTCAAGGCCGCCGTTGCCCCAAGCGTAGAAGCCCCACTTCTTCTGCCAACCCAGCTGCTTGATCTCATCAGCCGAAGGGGTTCCGTCATAGAGGAACTTCTTCAGTGAGGTAAGCTCGTTGGCCGTGGCCTCCCAGACATAGTTCCCCGCTGTCTCGACCCTCGTCTTGAAATCCGTGAACGACACAAGCTCACTTTGGTTCAACTTCACCACCGCCTCCTGCATCTTGACGTTCCGCAACGTGAATATTCTCCGCGCGTTCTTCTCATCCCGGATGTGCAGGATCGGAGTCATCGTGAAATTGCTCCACCTCATGTCGTTCCCGGATCTTGAAGCTCCATAGTAGCAGTTGTTCTTGACGTAGAAGCCATAGTTCTGGAGCATCTCCTTAGTGCCGTCTTCCTTGGCCTCCGCACGCTCCTGATCATTCTTGGCCTTGAAATATTCCTGATTCCAGATCTTCCCGAACTTGTAGGCCTTCGTGAAGGTCTCCCTGTACATGTCAGCCGAACTCTGGTCCGGCACCTTGGCCAGCAGCTTGCAGACCTCGGTGATCACGGCTGCCTTCTCCGTCTGCGAAGTGGCCGCGTCCATCCATTTCTTGCAGATCCAAGGAATATAATCGTTCGTCCTTTGGAGGTTGCATTCATCGAACTCGTGCTGGTGCGTCCGGAAAAACTCATCAGCATCCTTGCCAAGTTCAGCGGGCAACTCCATCACACTGACCGAAAGACCGGCCTCCGTCATCAACTTGGCGTTCTTCTGCACCGCCTCGACACCTGCCTTGTCGGTGTCACCGATGATCGTGACCCTTTCGGCCCTTGTTTTCAGAAGGTCGATCTGCTCCTGAGTCAATGCCGTGCCGCAAGGAGCCACCGCGTTCTTGACTCCGATCTCGTGCAAGCGACAAACATCTAGATTGCCCTCGACAAGGTAAGCCTGCTTGGTGGCATAGATCTGCATATTCGCCTGGAGCCATCCGAAAAGGATTCCCTTCTTCCTGTACAGATCCGTTTCTCCGGTGTTCAAGTACTTGGGAACACCCGGTTTGTCACCGATGTAGCGTCCGGAAAACCCTGCGATGTAGCCACTTGTCCAGAAGATCGGGAACATTATCCTGTGCCTGAACGAGTCATAGACCTGCCCGGTGTCCTCGTTCCTCTTGACCAGTCCGGCGGCAAGCAGCACGTCCTCCTTCCATCCAAGCCCCGTCAGGTACTGTTTCAGCCCTCCCTTCTCCGGAGCGTAACCGATGCAGAATAGTTCGGCTGTCTCTGCCTTGATCCCGCGCTTCTTAAGGACATATTCCTTGGCACCCGGCGATTCCTTGTACCGCTGGATGAACCACTCGGAAGCAAGCTTGTTCACCGTCATCAGTTGTGACCGCCTGAACTCCGCGGCCTTCTCCTCCGGTGTCGGCTCCTTCTTCTCGTAGTCGATTCCCAACCGCCCGGCAAGATGCTCCACAGCCTCGTAGAACGTCATTCCGCGCCTCTCCATCACAAAGCTGATGGCGTCACCGGTACGTCCGCACCCGAAGCAGTGGTACATATTCCTCGAAGGTGTCACCACGAACGATGGAGTCTTCTCCCCATGGAAAGGGCAACAACACTTGTAGTGGCTGCCTTCCCGCTTGAGTTCCACGCCTTCGTCCTGGATGATCGAGACGATGTCCCGCTCCTTGATCTGGTCTTTTACATAGTCGGGAATCATAAGTTGAATATGTCTAATGCGTCACCGTCATTCTGCTTTCCGAACGCTCCTTTTAGGGTGTCGTAAGCGATCCTCGCATCCGCACGTGTGATTTCGCGGGCCAGTTTCCCGGCTGCTTCGATGTTTTGCTCCAGAAGACATTTCCTTTGGAGTTCCCATGTGCGTAACTCTGTGACTTGGCGACCGTCGAACTCTGACAGCTGGACTTCCCATAGTTTGATGGCTATATTACACGCCCCGCGAAGTGCCGACCATTCCGGCCTGTCCATCTCGAACACCGAGACCAGGCCTCTTGAATCCTTGTCTGCGTACATAGTCTAACCCTTTTCCGGAAACAGCTCATTCACGGACGCTTCGATTCCGAACACATCCTTGACGTACCCCTTGATCCTCTCTTGATAGAGCGGCTTAGGCCGCCTGTTCCCATTGCACCATGAATATGCCGATGGGTACGACACCCCGTCCATCACGATCAGCGTCAGCAACTCATTCCGCTGTTTCAGGCCCGCGGTCTCCCAAATCCTCTTGATGTCCATTGTATGAATATTATTGTTTTGTTATAACCAATGCCATTGTCCCGATCCCTGTTCCGGATCCTTTGAACGCGCCCTCCTCGATCTCGAATACACGCCCGTTCATATTCTTGACCCAATCACGGAAATTCCTACATTCTTTCTCATTCGCGAATGTCCAATGCTTGCTGGTAATCGCAGCGAGTGTCCCTCCGTGGGTCAGACTGTCAAACATTCTCCCTATGTGCCTTATGTCTTGGTTCCCTGAGAATGGCGGATTGGCTATGATCTTATCGAAGGAACCGGCCTCGGCTTTGGTGAAATCCTCCCCAAGGATTCTTACGTTAGGCAGCTTGGCCAATATTTCCCGATTCTCCGGCATCAACTCGTAGCAGTCAACCATTGTTTCTGGGTACGTTCGGTGTATGGCCTTGATAATAGCGCCTCTCCCCGCACTTGGCTCCAGTATCTTCATCTTTGGCGAAATGTCACCCACTAGGGAAAAGCGACTTCGTTCGGTGTCTCGAAGAACTGAAATTCTTGGCCAAGGTTGCATCGCCCTTTCTCTTGGAGTAATTTGAACACCCTTTCCGCATTGATATCGAATGTGAATCCTTGGACTTTTCCTCCTGCCCATTTACCTCCGGCCTCCTCTATCCTCTGCTTGTGGTGTTCTCCATGAAGTCTAATGTGTACTTGACATATCTTCCGATAGTGGCATAGTCTTTCCCAGAATTACATAGAGCCGCCACATATCTATTATACTGCTTTTCCCTTTTCGCTTCCATTGACTTTAATTATATGAAAATCAATAAAATAAATTGAAAATTTCTTGAAAAATAGTTGTGTAATTCAAAATAAATGCGTACCTTTGTATTGCGGTTCAGGATGAACCGCGAAAGAGGAATCTGAAACGCTTGAAAGGGAGTAAGAAAAACCTACCAAAGTCTTAGAAAAGATGAGCGCTAAATTCACTTTTAAGATTTGGAAACTGAGATTCACGATCGAAATCGCAATCTAGTTTTGCCAACGGAGGCTGAGAGATCAGCCTCCCCTTTGGTAGGTGCTGCAAAAATACACAAATTGTATGCAAAACAAAAATCTGTCATCTTCACAGACTCCTTCCGAGTCTCCGTCATGGGGCGGTGCCCGTTCCGGTGCCGGTCGCAAGTCCAAGCCCCACGGAAAGTCCTACACCTTTCAGTCCACCCCAGAGGTTGACGCCTTCCTTTCCTCCTATCAAGGCAACAAGACCGAGTTCATCAACCGCGCGATCCTGACCCTTGCCGGGCAGTCTCCCGAATAACATATCAGACAACTTTCAGAACAGTCCCAATTGTCGTGTCTGATCTGCTTTTCAATCAATTCACCGCAGTACATTGCTGTGGTGAATTTTTGAATACGCTGCACCCTGTACCTTTTCCCCTTTCCGCTCTTTGTCACCGCCGGTGACATAAATTTCCCACTGGCCGCCTTTCGTGCCAACCTGTTCTGAATCTTTCGTGCTATAGAACTCATAATATTACTGATTAACTGTTTCGTCCCCGGGAACGGAATCGAACCGCTCACATCGTGCGAAGCTTTCGGCGGCCCGCCTCCTGGGCTTAAATCCTACGCAACCGCCTTATGTGCCGGCAGAGACCCATATCCTGCCCTTTCCGGGGATTTGCCGGTCTTTCCCGGCTGTCATACTATTGGATACTATAACAGAACTAAAGCACGGTCTTTCACCGCCCGGTGCTCCTTAACACCGTAATTGAAATTTAACTGTGATCCCGCGCCGGACTCGAACCGGAATGAGTAATAACCTATGACTTTATGACTAATCGGTATTTCTGCCTGCCGCTCCCCACGGAGCCTCGCGGGATTGTTCACGCCTCACAGCGTTACGAGCCTCCTAGGGCCGTGATGGTTTGCCAAGACTATTGTATTGCTTTTACTCTTCATCATCCTTGAAATCTTCCTTGAATGCCCACCAGTACAACCCGACCACGAACACCAGCATTACGCCTTCAACAATGTAATGGATTATCAT